AGATGAATTGACGTTGTTGTTCGGCTAGTAGTTCGTCTATGTTTACTACCATACGCTTGCCTCGTTCATAGCGAGACAAAAATGGATTCTTTAGATGGTGTGTAGTATGTATTCCGTTATTAAGCCATTCTCTGGCTTTAATCTCACAGAACCATAAAGCCATCACCATATCGGTCTTACCTTTAGTGGTAGGTGACCAAGTAATAAGTTGCTCTATTAAAGCCTTAATGTTTTCAGTTTGATCTGATGGGAGATGAATAATGTTATCTCTGTGGTGCTTACCATCTTGCTGTTTAGTTCCAAAGAGGGTAGACATAGAAGCTACACCAAAGCCTGCATCCCATTTGTTATTACCAGTATGATGTTCTCTAAGTACCGTTCCTTTAGATGCAAGGAACTGACGGATACCTTCATCCTGAGTTAGGAAGGACTGGAAAGCGTTACGCTCTACAACCCATTCAGCGGGAGCATAGACGTTAGTCCAATCAATAATCAACTGTCTAATCTGAGCAGGAGTTGGTCTAGTAATCTTGATAGCATCTACAATGTAGCGCTTATGAGTTATGCGATCTACGCCGTAGCAGATAGCGGCAGTATCGCCAACCATTGCAGGGTCTAGTCCACATACAAAAGAAAAACCAGTTAAATCTTTAGGATGGCCTGGTGCTCCCATCTGGAGACGACCTGACCTTCGCATTCCATCAATAGAGCCCTTTACACAAACAGGGTCAAAGGTGGCATCATCTGAAACATCTTGTTGCTGATAAACTAAAGCCCAAGTCTGTGCATCCATAGCTTGACGTTCTGCATAGAGATGCTTACCGTTCCAGCGGGGATATAGGCCTTCTTCTGTCTTATCAGAGTCTGTCTGCCCATCAAAGGGTTGGTCTGAGTAAGGCCAGAGCGTTACCCACTTGGTGGGGTCCTCATTGGTTTCAAGTAAAGCTGGCATAGCCAGATATGTCCAAGGGACCAGACCACCAGGGTATCTATCAGGAGAGCGTAGTTCTTTGTATAAGTCTACAGAGGCAACGCGGGTTCCGATAACAATTAACTTACCAGTAGGGTTAAGACGGGATCTGACATCTTGGGTAAGCCATCTAATCTGCTTTTCAAATTCATTTGCATTCTTCAAGGTAACAGCGTCATCAACAATAATCATATCGGCACGCTTACCGTAAATCTGACCGCCAATACCTACAGCTTCTAGGTTTGGGTCCTTCTCAGATGATTCCCTGAGTTCATCACCAAAGGTGACTCTAGTTGTAGTCCAAGTAGCAGACTTAGAGTTAAAGCCGACTCCAGCGGCGTAAGCCTGCTGAAGGGTCTCATACATCGGATGGGTAAGTCTTTGCTTGATGGCATATAGGAAGTCTGCTGCAAGCTGCTGAGTCTGAGATACTATCAGGACTCTAAAGTTAGGATTCTGGACTATCTTCCAAGTTACATAATCTACGGTAATCGTGATTGACTTGGCGTGGTTCGGTGGGATGTTGATAAGGATACGGTTATCTGCAATACCCTTTTCAAACTTCATAGCGGGATGGTGCCAGGAAGGGTCCCTTCCCTCTATAACATCTGCCAGGTTCTGCTGGTGGGGGAAGGTAGTCTGATGGAGGAACTTCTGGCGGAACTCGGCGAAGCCGAGGTCGTGGACATCGGTAGCTGCAAAGTTCTTAGACCTTAACCCTAGACGGGTTCTATCAACTTTATCTGCGAAGACCTTATCGGATCTGCGGTAGTATTCATAAGTCTTCATAGACTTACCAGCTTCACCGCAAGCCGTCTCTATAGTCATACCTTCTGCTACAGCGTTAAGGATTACCCTCTTAGCTATATCAGCAGTGTTATTAGAAATGGCAGGCTCCTAAATTTATGGTAGTTCTCACCCAACTAAATGAGGCGCCTTGCGCCTCGCTATCGGGCTTGGCGCCCGAGCGAGCCTCAAGCGAAGTGAGGGGTAAGTCCGCTACAGCCCTTAGAGGGGCGTAGCGTGAGCGTAGCCCGCAGTAAGCTACCACTATTCCGCTTACTGCTCCTATACTGTATTAGGCGGGAAAAAATACCCATTTCCCGCTTTCTGCAAATAAATCTTTTATTTGTGACAGACCTCACAGTTAAATACGGACAAAGTAGGACAGTGGTGATCAAGGTTCACTTTAGGAAAAAAACTTTGTGAGGGACTATAGGCCACCACGCCCCCAGTTTAATCATCTGGGGTCGCCCCTTACGCTCAATAGAATACTCTCGTGGGATAGTGCTAGGCGTAAGTGGGTGATAGTGGGGCTCTGTGGGGCTATTGCCACTCTGGCACCCTATCGCCCCCCTCTCTCCCTAATAATTCTCTGCCCTGTTATTTAATAACCGCCCTGCCCTGCCCTGCTATCTCAACCCGCTATCTATCCCCGCGCCCCTTGCCCTAGCTATCCCTTCCAGACCTCAACCCTTCCAGCCTTCCAGCTCTTAGCCCTTGCCTTGCCCTCAGCTCTGGAGCTCTCAGCCCTCGCCCTTCTCTGGAGGTATTAGATCCGAATAAAGGTTAGAGCTCTAGGCCTCCGACACTCTGGAAAGATTTATTCTCTGCCTACTTGACGGGTTAGATTAGCCTCGTGTATCTTGCTACTATTGGCAGAGCGCCAAGATAAAAGAGAGGATAAGAAATGAATAAGACACTCAAGCTCTCAGAGTTCAATGAGGCTTATCTAGCACTTAAATCAATGAATAGAGGTGATAAGTCTTACGCAAGATTTATCGCGTTTATTCAGAGCCAGACCCAAGCCAAGCAAGATAAGTTCTGGGCCTATGTAGATAACCGCAACGCTCTAACTATGGAGGCCAAGTAATGCCAGCTATGTGTGAAGGGTGTAAGTGTTCAATAGCTCTTACTGAAAGCTATTGCCCTATCTGTAAAGAGGAGCTCTCAATATCTACCCGATTAAGTCAGAGCTTGAAATTGCGCGAGGCGCAACTATTGGCGATTACCGATAGAGATGAACTAGATGAAAGCAACCCTATCGGCTTCGCTGAAGCTGGCCCTAACCGCTTCCGCTTGCTGACCCTATTCTTTCCTAATGATGACGGGATACGGGTCCAAGAGGACTTAGACCTCAACGAGATAAGCGTTCAGTATTTCAACGATAAGGAAAGCGTAGAGCTCAAGGAGGGAGCTCTCTACGAGTGGGCTCTGGACTATTACCGCAACGATTAGAGCTTGCCTACCCTTCAGAGCCTAGCTCTGAGGGGTGGGGAGGGGCTAAGCCTTCCACTTAACGAAAGAGAGAGTATGAACGCGATAGACACTAAACCGCTTGCTGAGTTATGCGCTGAGTTAGGTATAACCGCAAGAGTGAGAGAGCTAGACACCTTCAATAGTGAAGGCGGATTAACTAAGTTCCCTGAGTGGGCCAAGCAAGGCTGGAGCATAACCCTTAGCTATCAGGGCAAGAGGGCGCAGTTCCGCTTTTATGGTGGCGGGGCAAGTAAGACACCTACGGCAAGCGACCTAGTGTGGGCGGTTGCGATAGATAGCGACGCAATAGATGAGAGCTTTAAGAATTGGTGCGATAATTTTGGTTATTCCACCGATAGCATTACCGCACGCTCTACCTATAAGGCTTGCCAGCGCAACGGGGAAAGGCTTATCAAGTTAATCGGAAATAAGGAGATTTTTAGTCAATTAGTAGAGAGCGCGAGGCAATACTAATGAAGCACACACTAGAAGAGTGCCCTTACATCTCTAGCGAGTATCAAGATACTTGCCAAGAGTGCGGAGAGTTGAGCTCTTGCGTATGCCTTGCCTCCATAGTTCAAGAGTGGGAGATAGAGAAGGTAGGAGAGGGAGCGTTCGCCTATCGCTACCAATTTAGACAGTATAAGAGCGATCTAGTAGGCCAATTTGGATACGCTGGGAGCTACCGCGAGGCTATGGATAACATTGCCCACGCGGTAAAGTGTAAGGAGGCGAGAGCGTGAGCCTAAACTCAATACTAGATAGCTTAGACAGTAAGCTAATAAGCGAGGCTGAGTGGTTATTTGAGCGTATGACCGACTTAGGCGTGAAAGGTGGCGAGAGTTATACCTACTATCAAGGCAGAATTGACCAGCTCGCCTCAATTCGCCGTATCTTGGCAAGTATGGAGAGGGAGAGCAAGTGAGCGATATCTTATGCGAGAGAGCTCCCTACGATAAGGAGAGCTGGTATTGCCTAACACATAACCGATTAGAGATGAGAGAGAGGGAGAGCAAGTGAGCAGAGAGATAGAAGTATTGAGAGAGGAATACAGAAGGGCAGTTGAAAATCCAATTTTTGATGACCCTAAAGATTACTGTATTTTGCTAGACCTTATCCAAGACCGCATAGATGAGATAGAGGCTACCTATGCTAACTTCTAAGGGAGAGTGTAAGTGTAGGTTAGAGGCAGACCTTCTAACCCTATGCGAGGAGCATAAGCAAGAGCTGGAGAGGTTGAAGGCTAACCCTCCAGCGTGGGCTATCAAGGCGAGAGGGGGAGAGAGAGCGTGAAAGATATTTTTGAGCTTAGCTTTCGCTGGCAAGACGGAGCAGTTCAAGTCATAATCTATGCCCTAGTAATCTATCTAGGGCTGGTAATCATAAGCAAGATAAGCGACAAGAGGGAGGGCAAGTAATGGAGAAGGTATGGGGAGAGAGAGAAGGTCTTTGTGCTTGGTGTAATGATCCAAGCAAGACTAGCTATGTGGGAGAACAGGCGGGAGGGGAGGAGGTTGATTACCAAGTCTGCCTACCCTGCTATAAGGAAAGAAACTAGCTCTGGTGCTTGCCTTTCCTGCTAGATTAACCTACTCTAGTGGGGAGGGGAGGCTCTAAAAGTTAGAGGCTCTATTAACTAAATGAAAGAGAGAGATGATGGCTAACTACACGACAATAGGAGAGCTGATAGAACACTTGAAGGGAGAGGATTTAAGCGCCCCGATTATCTATCAGTATTACTTAGCAGAACACTTTGAGATCTCGGAGGAGGTCTTTGCGGAGGTTGCTAGAGATTTTGATTCTCTAATTCCCTGCTCTGATTCATACGAGGTTATTTCAAGTGAGATAAATAGCAAGAGGGAGGAAGTAAATGCCTAGTCAATTACAGAAACGCATAGATGAAAGAGAGAAGCGCGTAGCTAAGGAGATGAAGGAGCAAGCAGAACAGATACTTTATTTTGAAGCCTCTGAATCTGACTACAAGAAGGCTCTAACTAATCTAGCTGAGAGGCTAGAAACTATTTATAGCGCTGGATTTAATGATGGTATGAGTGAAGCCAGCGAGTTCCCTGAAGCAATAGAGGGTTGGTGAGCTAATGATTTGCGAGATCTGCTTAGAGTATGGCAAGCAAACAGTTGCTCTTAAAGATAAAGGTGGCTCGTATTGGAGTTGCTTTGAGTGTATGGAGGAGGAAGCTAATGTCTAGACCAATAAACCCTAGCCCGTATAAACCTAACCTCGCCTCGTGTGAGGTGTGCTGGGCTGATAGCAGTGAAGGTAATGTCTATCGCTACAAGGGAACTACCTATTGTGAGCAAGACTTAGAGAGAGCAAAGAGAGAGGGCTGGCATAATGTCTGACTACGAGTTTGTAAAAGGCTACGGAGATAACATCACTTGCGATAACTGCTGGGATAGTGTTGATGAGTGGTGGTCTGCTGACCACGCTATCTGTAATAAATGCCATACTAAATACCAGCAAGAGCTAACACCTGAGAAAACTATCAACGATATAAAGAGAGAGCAGGAGGAAAGTAATGAGTAAAGGCTGGACAGTATGGGTAGGAGGTAGTGAGATTAACTGGCAACACTACACTCACAAGATAGACGCTGAAAGGATCGCTGAATTTTGGCGAGAAGTTAAAGGTTATGATGATGTAAGAGTGGAGGAAGTAGCGTAATGAATAAAGAATACTATCAAGCTAAGGCAGACCTATGCCGAGATCTGTTTATCAAGCAGGTGGGAGAGGGAGATAACAAGGAGGCAGGTGCTAACCTAATTCGTATGGTTAATGCCTTAAATCAAATCAACTTAATCAACTACAAGGAGGAGAAGGGTAATGAAGCTAACTAACTTCTATGAGGTGGCAGATCGCAAGGGAGATACTGCTTGGGGAGGAGCGAGTGAGAGCGAGGCGGTGGAGTGGTTTAGGCGAGGCTTAGATAACTCTATCTATGTATCAGTATGGAACGAGGAGGATATAGAAGAGCCTAAGTTAGTCATTGATAAGATAGATATAACTAAGCTGGTTCTAACTACCATAGTGAGCGAGAGGGGGAGAGGGTAGTGTTATTTCTAGGTGTAATCCTTATGACTATCCTTGCCTATCTGCTTATAGTATGGGAGGATAAGCTCAATGAAAACGATAGATAAACGGAAAGAGAAGGCTGAGAGGCGAGCAGTATGGCTACGCAACTATCAGCGAGCAAGAGGGCGAGCGCTTACTAAGCTAGCCCAGCAGTATCCCGACCAATACAAGGAAATACTTGAGCAGGAGAGGTTATCTGATGAGGCTAATGGCAAGGCGTGGCTGGACATTACTGGCGCTACCGATAATAGTGCTGGTGTTCTTACTAACGCAGATGGATACAACAACACACTTAGATCCGAGCAAACCAACGGAGATAAGCAGGACGAAGGCTACCTGGGAGGAGAAAAATGAGAACAGAAAACTGGCAAAGCAATACGCCTGGGTTGCGTTTGGTTGGAGAGGGAGAGAGTGGGAGTGCCTCAAGTCCTTATGGACCAATGAGAGCAGATTTGACCACTACGCACAGAACCCAGCTTCTAGTGCTTTCGGAATTGCTCAACTCCTTGGAGAAAGAAGTAGAGATCCTGCACTCCAAGTATTGCGAGGCTTACGTTATATTGATAGACGTTATGGAACGCCTTGCAAGGCTTACAAGTTCTCTCTTACCCACCGACATTATTAAGGAGAAAGATGTTTAGATACTGGCTCAACTTTGGTATGAAGATGGGCTGGATAAGTAAGCCATACTGTATGACCCACGATGGGAACTATGAGTATATGACGGAGGAAGAACGCAAGGAGTGGGACGATGGAGGAGATCCCTGCCACGTTGCCATATCCATTTTAGAACAATAGAATTGCCAGCGTTATCTCTCTTTCACTGGCAATAGATAACCCCGCAGATCAAGAGTGCTAACTGCGGGGTTATTTTTATTGGTCAGTGGAAGTTGAATAGAAGCCTGATCCCCGAAACATAATCGGGGGTGGGGACCAGACCCTATTCATTATTTCACCGCAGTCAGCGCAGGAGGGAGCACTAACTTCGGCGTGGATAGAGCGCTCAACTTCAAGGGTTGTTGAGCAACTCAGACACTTATAGAGGTATCGCATAATCTAGGTGGAGAAAGCCTACAAGTTTCATAATCTTTCTAGTATCAGAGAACTCAGTAGTGGTAGGCATCCACTTCTCAGACCAAGCTGGCTCTGGAACTCTTGATAAGTCAAAGGCATAGACTCCCTGCGGAGTGGAGTTGATGTAGTAAGGGGTGAGGCTACCTGCTTGGTTGATAAGTCTGCGATACTTCATCTCTTCAATAAGTAAATCTGGATAGTGAGTATGCCTACACTTTAATTCTATGTATAGATTCTTTTCATTAGTTGAGCAGTCAAAAGAATCATAGACCCCTTCAGACTTTTCAAGGTCGGGAAAGTGTGTGCCTTTTAGATAGTCAAAGAGCTCTTGTTCTTTCACTGGTAGGGACTCTCCCCGCCCACATTATTCTGCAACTTACGCAGAGAAGCCTGACATCTACGATCAGCAGTAGATACAGCGCAACCTAGATACTCTGCCATAGCCTCAAGGGTGAGGCTCTCGTGGTATCTCTTGATAAGAATATCTTTATCTGTTATCTCTAGCTTTAGATAAGCCTTCTTAATATCTATCAGAGTAGCAAGTAGATTACCGCCCTCTGCTGGAGCTGACTGCTTACGCGGCTGACCATCATTGATGAGGTTCTGTGCCTGTTCTAAGACTATATTATCTACTACTGAGGCGATAACGTGAGGCAGTAGTTGGGCTATCGTTGCAGTGTCATAGAAGGCTTCATCGCCTATGCGATAGCCTGACTTTGCTGCCTTCTCCTTGCGAGCATAGCGCTCACAGTGGCGCTTCATCTGCCAAGCAATACGCTTCTCGTTGATTACCTTCTGGATAGGATTAGTTTCATTTAATAATTCATCTAGATGTTCTACTCTTGTTAGATACCAGGCGTAGCATTCCTGCTTTACATCATCTCTATCTACATAGTTGCGAAACCTACGACAGATAGTATTGGCTACGCTAGGAGCTATATCAAGGATAGCTGGATGAATGTTAGTCATTGGGAACTTCAGGCCAAGTCTTATCTAGGACCATCATTGCAATAGCAGAGTAATTAAGTAGATCTAAGAAACTATCTCTGAGTGACTCGTTGCTGGGAGAGACTTCACTATCAACGAGGTGATTGATTCTAGCCACCTTGTCGTGCATACGCACTCGTAATCCGTTGAGTGCTCCACCTGGACTGTGAGAGATGTTCTTTGGACCATAATCTTTATGTTTGCGGATGAGCAAATTGCCAGCGGTGTCAAGGATTCTCCAGACATTAGCAATA